CATCGATTAAATGACAAACTGCTTTATCAATGTGCTTCATAGAATTAAATCTAGGATGTTCTGTTCTAATTTCTAATACTATATCGTGTATTTTGTACCACCAGTGGTCGTATATTGTCTCCATGATTAGGGCTAATCGGTTCGTAAGTATATACTTATCGCTGAATAAGGGTGAGGGGTCGGTGTAGAGTAGGGGACTGCGCCCCAATCCACACCAGCGACGGTGCAGATGTTCAAGACTAGGGTAACTACTATTATTTATTAACTTCCTCTATCATGATAGGTTTATGGCAAACGCAAAGACCAAAGAATTCGAGATTTATCTTGAAGTAGTAGCAGACAACACAGCAGACAACGCAGTTCTTGACTTAACTGACTATGTAGACATTGCAGATAATCAAGCATTCGAAATACACGAAGTTGACATCGTATTAGATCCAACTGAAGATGTTTCAGGATTAACGTCTGATTTGGAAGTTAAATTCCAGTTAGCAGACTCTAACATTCAGGCATTTCTAAGTCATGCAGACAGAACATCCTTGTACGTTGCTAGGCAAACCTTTGACACAGCAACACTAGGAATGTACCATCAAGAGTCTTTTTCATCAATTACTCCACTAATTGTTTCAAAAACGTTGTATCTAAGAAACGTTTCAAATATTGCAGGAACATATGATTTTACTCTAAGAATGAAAGGAAGAATCGTAACACCATCTGCAAAGGACTACATGGCACTTGTACTAACTCAAACTGGTAACGTCGCTTAAGGTGATTTAATTGGCAACTGCTGATGAAATCATCGAGGCGTTCCTACGTGGAGTAGCAGAAGGGGCAAAACAAAACTTCCCTACTGCTGAACAGGCAGGAAAGTCCGTAGGCCGACGTGTAACAGGCGGTAGATCTAAAATCAAAAAGGATAGCAAAATTACCAAACCTAAAAGAAAATTAACAGGTTACAAGAAAGCATATTCTAAGCATTTTAAGGCTGTTCAAGGCAAATACAAGAAGAAAGATGGGTCTTGGAAACAGGATGGGTTTAAGCGCGCACAGAAAGAAGCGCATAAGCTTGCAAGAAAGGAGATGAAATAATGGTTAGAATTCTATCCTCTGGAGCTAGATTGATAGACATAGATTTTGGAGAGATTCAAATTGGTACTACTCGTGCCGCAAGTACTCCTACCGCAAACAATCTAACAACACAAAGAGTAGGTCAAGACCAACTTATTAATACAATACCAGTAGGTACTATTGGAACAGGTTCTTACATACAATACCAACGTGTAGACCTAGATTTTATGGTACGTAACGGTGAAATGTTAATGCCAACTAACGTAACAGTTCAAAGAAACTCACCTGTGCCGTTAGGTGGTGGATTTAATCAAAACAACTACGACCAGATTGAAGAATTTATCTTTGTATTATCTAGACCGTTAAACAATGAACAAATTAGAACGGCTACTACTATTGGAATCTATGAAGCATTACGTAGGCTTGGATTAGACATGGTTACTCCATTAGGTTCTAACAACATGGGAGGAACTGGCGGGGGTTGGCCAAACAAAGAACAAACTATCTACGCAGAAAAGCGCATGTATGACATTAATTTAAACAACGCCGCAACTCAAACTAATGGAGGTCTAATACCAGATGACCCTGCAACTGGTTTTGTTAATCCATTTCAATCATTAACAGGTATGCCATCATTGTCCAGTGTAAGCACTTGGGGAAGTTTAGGTGCTATTACAGGACCCAATTTGCACTGTTACCGAGTTGTTATTGACCGTAGGCAATCAATAGTTGCAGAATCTCTGGACTTTGCCAAAGATGGATCTACAGATTCACAATGGCCAGCAGTTAACATAGCATTCCTATGTGAAGACCCAGAATTTAGTTCTGGCGAATACATTACTAGACTTGCTAACGCTATGAATTCAACACCTCTTAACGCCCAAACTAATTGAGGTGTTTAAGTGTTAACAGAATTCATCATACAGCAAACGTATAGAGATGAATACTATAGAAGACAGAATCTAACTAACGATGCATTTTACTTTGGTTTAGAGCAAACCATAGAACAACGTGAACAAGAAAAGATACCTATTGCTGGTCAATCTGGATATGACTTTTTTACTGCGTTAGGTGACGTTACGTTCTTTGTAGGTAAAGCGATGGGTAATCCGTTTGTAGCCGGTAGTGGTAAAGCAATAAGAGCAGTAGGAGAATGGACGTTAGGTTACAACCCAGACATACAACGTAAGGAATGATGAATCCATGACTGTAGATGATGCTCAAGATGCTAGGCTTGACCGTATTGATGCGCGCTTACGTAGTGTTGAAGAAGTGGTGGTTGAACTACAGACATTGACTAAACTAGCCAAGCCATTAGTCCTGTTAGTAGGTGCTAGTTTAGGAATAGATTTAGCGCCAATGTTACTCTAAATTTTCTTTAGCAAAGACACTAATGCTTTGATTTCTTCTTGTGTTCTTTGTTCTAAATGCCACAGTAGTTCTCTGGAACTCATTTCTGTATGTGCTTCTAGCTCGCGAATGTGATTAGTGTGGATCATTCCTTCTGATTGATTACGCTCTGACCGTAACTTATCTCGAACCCAACCACTAAAGTTAGATTTCTTTGCAGCTAGTTCGGCTGTTTCTTTGTCTAAACTAATTATTTTTTGAATTTTCATTTCTCTTCCTCCAACATACTTTCAATAATTTTAATATTGATTCGTATAGAAAGAAGTCGATCTATTATCGCCTTCTTAAGTTCATTACTCATTCTTCTTCACCTTTGTAATGATCCAATACACGCTGATGAGCGCTAAGTTCTATTGCAGCATCGATTAAATGACAAACTGCTTTATCAATGTGCTTCATAGAATTAAATCTAGGATGTTCTGTTCTAATTTCTAATACTATATCGTGTATTTTGTACCACCAGTGGTCGTATATTGTCTCCATGAT